ACCATAGTGGGTGTTTTCTCGGTCCAAATTGGACAAATTTTGTTTTCAGCCAGTGTACAAGTCAAGCTTGAACTCTTAATTGAGAAAGCTCGCGTATGCAAACTGATTTAACAAAGGAGATGACACATGTATGATACAAGGAGTACAGACACGCGCAGACGAGCGAAGATTACCAACACTCTGGTTAACCCCAGGGGTGGTACTTCCATTCAGGAAAAAGAGTCTCCCAGTATAACAGTCGGCAGGAAGCAGACTGTATATTCATACCGGGGTTCCAAACCTAAATTAAAACTCGTACGGCTGCTGAATCCTCATCCATGTGATATGTACATCTCGGAACTATCGACAACCAAGGGTGATTTTAGTGGGTTATATGGCGGATACTATACATATTCGCAGTCTGGTGAAGTTCTCCAGGCTGCATTGTATAGCTCGCAAATAACCTCACCTGGTCACTTAATTGGTCTTGTATCTGATCCCCAATTAGAAGGTTTAATTGATCGTGCGAAGCAAAAAGCGTACGCTAAGGGAAAATCTGGAGACTTACCTGGTTTAACACACCTGGGTGAGTTAAAGGAAACAGTACATATGTTGAAAAGTCCATTGTCCTCGTTGCGCAAACTCTTTGAACTTATTTTTCTTTCTTCAAGATCAAAGGGGTTAGGTAGAAATTATTTTACGCGTCTTAGTGATGCCTGGTTGGAATACCGATATGGCGTGTTGCCATTGGTTCTTTCAATTTCAGAAATCATCGACAAGTATAATAATGGATTAATGACTGAGCAGGCTCTGAATGTAATTAGAGCCGGTGAGACTACACAGGATATTTCTGTGACTTACCCAGTCCGCGCGGCGTACACCTTGAGTAATGTTTCAATAGATACGAAACAAACAATCAAGGCAGGTGTGTCTGCACATTGTTCTTTAGTTGCAGCACAGAAAATTGATTTGGCAACAGCCCTTGGCTTTAGCTGGCATGACATACCAGCAACAGTTTGGGAGCTTACTACCTTATCATTTGTATGGGACTGGTTTGTGAACGTGGGTACTTGGCTTAATGCCATTACACCTAAGGAGGGCTTCGAAGTTAAAAGCGGCACCGTGTCAGTGAAGTATTTCTATGAAGTGGAAGTAGCTGTACAACGTTACTATACACCATATGATTCACAAGCTAGCAAGGATTCCGTAACATACAAGGAGCAACACCTCGTCCGTTCATTAGACACCACAATGCCTGTTATGCCGTTAGTGAATGATGAGTTCCTAAATTTAATTAGGGCCATCGATTCAATATCCCTTTTATGGGGGCGTATCAGGTCAATCATGAAACCACACTAGTAGGAGAAGAATTATGCCATTGCAAGGAATGCAATTGCTAACAGGCGCCACTTTAAGCGCCACCGGTGGTACTGCGATAACGTATACGACCGATAACAAGACTGTTGCTAACGGTTTGCATTTAATCGATGCAAGCGAGTCTAACTTTATTGTTAGGCCCAACATCCTTGTTAAAACTAAAGACCCAGTAAAGATGCCAGACGGCTCATACACAAAAGATCGCAAAAGTATCGTGATCTTTGAGCCTTTTATAGACAGCACTGGGAAAACGCATCTAAACCTCATACGGGTTGAACGTGAAGTGCATCCCGAGACAGACGCGGCCGATGCCCTTGATTTACTTAAGAAGGGTGGCCAAGTTTGCTTCGATACGGATACAACAGCGTTCTTTGCGTCAGGTTCCCTGGCGTAGCGCATGTCTAGCACAATCACACGAATTATTCGTGAAATCCTGGTCAATGTCATCGTGACGTTGTTCAGGTTTGTACTAGATCGGTTGACTAGTTTTACATTTATAAAAAGACTAGTTGGCCCCAAATGCACCGAAACCATTATTGGGAGAAACCGTAATGTTGAAAAAGAGGAAAAGAAGACCTCCGATATTTAAGAGGTCAAGCGATAACCTGATGTTAAAAGTCTGGAAATCGTTACTGAGTGACTTCCGTGTTAGTTTGGACACCCCAACAATATTTGAGCGTCAAAGTTCTGCACTCAAATTAGGTGTGCCGCAGTTTAGAAATGAGCCGTGGCCCACTAGGATGCAAGCACCGATATATTTGTTTAAGTGCCAGTATCAGTTGGAAAACCTGTTCAAGCGATACACTTTCAAATCTGATCTACTAACTCCCGAAGCACGCAAGTTGTCTGCAATAAATTCTTTTGCAGAATATCAACAAGAACTTGCTACGCCGCCAGAACATGGGTATATTGATTCCATGGTAATGACGAAAGCGCGCAGCATCATAAAGCGCATCTTAGGTCCATTTGACCAAGAGGAGTTATATAATAACGTTAGATTTGGGAAGCGAGCAAATACATTCGTACCTTACTCAAAGTCTTACCTAGACTTAAAGGTATCGTGTTTGTCAGGCTCGAAAATGCAGCACACATGGTTTGATTCCTATCTGAAAACCGATAAGGTTCTTCAAGATATAGTCTCAAGAGCGTTGGCTGGCGAGGAAATGAATCCCTCTAAGCTACCAGTGAGGCTTAATGTGCATGCGCTCAGTGTCGTACCCGTTCCAAAAAGTTTTGCAACCGATCGTACTATCACGCCCAATAGCGTACTTGGTGCTATGCACTCGTATGCTTTAGGGGTAATGATCGAAGATAGATTGAAAAAGGAAGGCCTCAATATCAGGCGACTGCAGAGTATTCAGCAGCGTTTGGCAAGGTCTTCATCAAGAACAAGAAAATATGTAACCGCAGACCTCAGAAAGGCGAGCGATTCATACATCTTGCAATTGATTAACCGCCTCGTTCCGAGGCCCTGGTATCATGAATTGAAGCGTGGAAGAATAAAACACGTGGATGTTGATGGTACAGTTATACCACTGCAATCATATATGGCAATGGGTATAGGGTTTACTTTTACGTTGCAGACACTCATCTTTTACGCTCTATTAAAAGCAATATCAGAGCTAACGGAAACCGCAGGACGTATTAGCGTGTATGGGGACGATTTAATATATCCCCGGAAAATGCACAAGTATGTACTGTCTATCTTTCCAAAGATAGGGTTCGTAATTAACACGGAGAAAACCTTCGCGTCGAGCCATTTTCGTGAAAGCTGTGGTGGAGATTACTATCACGGCACAGATGTGCGTCCGTTCCAGCCAGAACAGGTGGGACAGGACATGGGACACGGTCAGTACATCACGTTTTGTTACAAACTGTTGAATGGATTTTTAAGAAGGTGGGACAAGGTAGAGATACCTGGTACCGTTCACCTCCTCCTGCGAGAAATCGCGGCGATTGAGGGACGTGTATATGTTGTACCTCCTTTGTTTCCAGACACGTCCGGGTTAAAGTGCGAAGATCCTAAATTTCTACCGTGGTTTGTGCCTTGCACAAAACCGGTATGGAATAAAGAACTTCAGTGCTGGTCGTTTATGTATCGGTTGATGAAACACAAAGACCGTTATGTGACGACTGTTTATCCGTACTTCTGGGAGGCATTACGCTCTATGAATACAACAAGAGTGGAATGGAGTCCGTTTGACGACCCAAAGGATGCACACTTACTGCGTTGGATTAAACATCCAAACCGAAAGAAGCGAAAGTATTACCGCTCCAAGGTTTCACGTAAGAGGTTGTGCGAATTAATTCCTGTGGTGACTGACAAAACAAGTAATGGCCGTCCGGCTGCGACAAAAGCGACCACGCATTCGTGGGCTTTAGGTACTGTTGGATAAACGTACGCTCC